ATTATTGCTACCATCTATCAACACGCCAGTGTTTGACAATAGCGTTCCTGTGGTTCCATTCCATTTTGCAATAGCATTATTTGTACTGGAACCAGGGCCATCAACCGTATTTCCTGCCTGGTTAATGTCTAGTTTTTGAGTGAAAGGATTGAATACGGTTGTAATAGCCATGTTTAATAGTAGTTAGCGGATGTTCGACTGTCCCATGTCTGGTCATAATTATCAGAAGACCACTTGAAGGAAGTAATATTCCCAGAAGCGTCTACTACCTGTTTAGCAAGCATGAATACTTTTTGAGCGGTATCTACTGATCCAGAATCTTTTGGGAGATAAAACCCGTAATATGTGGTGAGTGCTGTACTAGTGAAGTCGGCAAGATGAGAATTCTTGCTAAAATCAATAGGTACAAAACCGGAGAAAGCCATAGTCTTATGTGTTAATAAATGAAACTACGCTGCAGCCCGTATAATTTGATAGTTGATTACTGTGTCATTACCTGGGTTTGCACTGAACGTTACTGTAAGTGTGTTATTCGTAACAACAGCCTGCAAAACAGTGACGTCAGATGTTCCGTTATTCACAATTTGTACAAAAGCAAGATCTGTTGCAGCTACTGCACCAGTTACTGTGAACGCTTCTGCCGCCGCACCTCCTACAGTTGTAACTTTAGCAGCGTATTTGATTACGTGTGAAGGAGTAATACCTGAAGCTAGTTTAGCAAGCGTTACTGCTGAATCAACGATATCTGCAGTATTAATTTCATTTGCTCCAATTGGCCCTACGTATTCTCCATTAGATGCGTCGATCAACAACGTCTTTACGTTAGTTGCGTCGGCGACTTGGTAGAGTCCTAGATTGCCGTCTATCTCTATTCTTCCTGTTGGCATAGTATAAAATATTAAGTAAACAAAGTGAGGAGCTGTAGTTTAAGCAGCTCCTCAAACAAACTAGAAGTCAATTCCTACAACGCCCAACCAGTCAACAAATCCAAACGCAATTGCCATATCAATTTGATATTCTGGGCAACCTGTGTTTTGAGATATAATTCTCTTTACTTTAGGCATTTGTTTTACTGTACAAATAACTCCTCGAGATCCGTTGTATCCTTTGTCAGCCATAAGAAGACAAGCAGAAGAAGAAGACAAAAGAGGCCATACAATCAACTCAAGTCCCATTGTGTTTGTGAAGTTGAAGTTGTTGTTTGCGCTCTCTGGCTCACCAGTACTTCGCACGATCTGCCAAGCATTCATTTCTTGATCTTGAGGGACAAGAAGTCTCTTTGCCTGGTATCCTGCAATATTTCCATCATGTCCAGGCATCTTTTTCAAAGCAGTATATGCGTTGTTAAGAGATGTTTTGTTAAGAGATCCTGTGATTCTATTGTCATACGTTTCCCCTGTGATACCAATAACGTTTGTATTAGATACAAGAGAAGTAGATGTGCCTCCAATAGTGAATCCATAAGGAGTAGAAGAAGAAGCAGCGTTGTCAATATATGACGCTCCCATCTGATCTATCTTAAAATTAAACTGTCTTCCCTTATCCATAGCAGCCATAGCAATGGAGCCATAGTTATCATACATAGTAGAGAAGTCAGAAAGCTGCACAGACTCCTTAAAGAGCTGCATAGAGATTTGGTTAAGACCAACCTCATTGATATCGGATTTAGCATAAGCACCACCATCATTTACTTGAGTAACTGCGTTATTTAAAGCAAGGATAGAGAACTGCTCATCTTTTCTTTCAGGAACTTTGATATCAAAAACATCTTGATATTTTGTGATATATGCCTTCGCGCCAGACTGGAACGATTCGAGGACTTTCTTATCTACTTCAGCGAGTAAATTATTAGCAATAGTTGCCATAAACTAAGTGTATTAGTGGGATAAATTAAGTGTTGCAAGTAATCAAAGCAAGACATTTACCATCAGTGGTATTGTCGTATGACAAAAGACGGATGAATCCGTTTGTTGTTGTTGCTTCGTCTAGTTTATAGTTTCCAGATGTTACATCGAGGATGTAGCTAGAAAGAAGTTTAGAAGTTGCAAGAGATGCAGGAGTTTTTGCATAGATTTCAACCAAAAGGTTTTGCATCCACTGTACTGTTACGTATCCATCAGCGGAAGCTGTTTCAGTAGAAGCGGAAGTAGCTACACCTAGAATAACCGCAGTGTTATCACATGCGTCTGCAGCAGCTTTTGCATATCCTGCATTGCTACCGTCTTTAATTACCAAATAACCTTCTTGAATAGAAGCTGTTGTTCCTGCTTTTACAAGAAACCCACCTTGTGCAGGATTACCACCCATAATACCTCCTGGAAGTGCCGCCACATCAGTTCGTGAACCTGTGAGGTCCCCAATGACTCGTATAACCTTAGCCATAAAATTTAAGAAAAAAAAGATAAATTTTACAACTACTGATTGTTCAAGTATTTACTCCAAAATTACCTTTTATTTACTGGGATGTCTATAAATGTATACCCTTTCGAAAGGTCTATAGATTCTTCTTGCGTTGAAACTGTAGTTCCTGCCGTCTGGTTAGCTAAGACGATACCATTACCCTTTTGAGGAACAGTTGCGCCATATGCCATATTTAAGATCTGGTCTTGTGGAAGTGTAGTATGTACCGATTTGAGTGCATTCACATTCGTTTGAAAGAGTGTGTATGTATCGCCTTTTAATCCTTTTTGAGAGGCAAACGTGTCTATAGTTTTAGTAAATGCAGTTGTAGCTTTTTCTTGATCTTTCGCCGCTAAAGCTTTAGCAACTTCTTGTGCTACAATTTGAGCAATATCCCCTTGGGGTATTGTGTCGGTCGTAGTTGTCGCTTGTGTTTCAGGTGTAAGACTAGCCATAAACGTTCTATACTGGTCTTTCAACCGCTTAGATTTGTTTGCTTTCTCATGGTATAAGGCGTTCTTATCGAGCCATGTTTTAAGGTCTTCCTTGGTAATTCTGTTATGTAAAAGATCGTCGAATTTCTCAGCAATTGTGTCTAACATTGCAAGATGCATCTCTTTATTAGCTTTCGCTAACTCGGATGATTCATCTTCTTCGGTGCTGTCCTCTTCATCTTCTACAATTGGATCAACCTTTGTTTCAGTTTCCACAGGAGTAGTTGAAGTAGTTTGAGAATCGACGACCTCTGAGTCTGTTATATCAAGTTCCATCGTCATATCTTCGGATGGTATCCCTGCATAAGGAACTAAGTTCTCGTCTGAGTCATTTGGCATATTGGCAGCGTAAATGTATAAAGATCAAAGGGCATTACCCTACCGTCGTAGTAAAAATATACTTACTAGAATAATTGTAAATAGTATTTACAGAGAGTTATCTGTGGAAAATCTTTGTTTCTTTTTATCCTTTTCTTGCATTTTCTGCTGTCTTTCTGCTTCAGCCATATCCATATCTCGTAATTTATATTCAAGAGCTTTCGTGTCTGCTTCAATATCTTTTGCAAGAAGTTCTTTGTATGCAGCAAGCAACTCTGGGGTAGTAGCAACTACTGCTAATCGGAAACGTTCAGTACTCAACGTGTTCTCGACTAATACTTCTTTGAAATCGTCAGGTAAATTTTTCATATACGTAATATTAAAATAAAGACCCATTCTCACTCGGGGTAAAATCCATAACCTTTACAAGTTGGCCGTTCTTGTCTTTTCCATCAAATAAATCCTTGTCATACATTCTATCAAGATGTTTTTTCTCTTTATGTAGCTGATTCGCTTTCTCTACCATTTGGCGCTGCAGAGATTTATTGTCGCCATATTGCACCTCTGCAATGTCTGCATCCGTCATACTGGCCGTCTCTATACTTTGTGAAAGTCGATCTTCACGAGAAACAAATCTTTCTGTAGATGAAGTATGTCTCCCCGCCCATCCTTGACCAGTAAGACTAAACGAAACGCTGTCTAACCTTCTCAAGTCATATGAATTACATTCTGGGCATAGTTGTTTCCCTTCGATCTTCTCTACGTGAAATGTGTATCTGCATTTATTACATCCAAACTTTCCTGAGTTCCATATACTCATATGTCAAGGGTGAAAAACATGTAAAATAAGATAACTGGTTCAAAATTTACGGGCTTTATACTTTCGTTATATATTCCTACAATATTAAAAGTATATGTCATTATTGTATACTACTACATTAGATAGGCTGGTTTTTCTCCTGACGGTAGTTCAACCTCTGTGTGATTTACACATTTTGCATTACTACAGTAAAACTTATCTGTAATTTGTTTGAAGGTACCTTCTGATTTATGCTCACAAACTCCTGAGCAGTTCACAATTGGATATCCACAATCAGTACAATACATATCCTTTCCTATAATACAGTTGTGTTTAATTCTATTTTGCATAGATACATCTAGCATAAGTATATTATTGAGGTGTTAAATTCCCAAGCGCCACACTTCCAGCACCCTCAGGTTGTGCGATCATCTGGCCCGCTCCCCCTTCCATAGAAGCTACTTGATTCGGCATAGCGCCAGACATTGGCTGTCCCGGTTGCATTGGTTGTCCGTTTACAACTGGTGTCTGTTGTAGCGCCGCCATTTGTGGAGAGAACGCAGCTGTTGTTTCTGGCATATGTGAAATAGTTACGTTTTCCACTGCAGAATTATAGTGGTAATCCCAAGCCTGTTCCATCTTAGGATCTGGTTTTTCACCTTGTGCATCTTTCCATTGCTTAGACATCTTCCATGCTATTAAGAACTTAATTCTTCTCATAGAATCATCTCTACTTTCTGTATTAGGTACGTCGATATTATGTCCGAACATGATTTCCTCTTTAAGGAGAGAGAACTGATCCACATAATCATCAGACTCTTGCTTCAACGCTTTCATTGAATTTATATCAAGACCTTCCATGCATTCCTCGATGATGTAATCCCATTGAATCTTCTGTGCTAAGTCTGGCTGTAGCTGTGCAATATTAGAAAGAAGAGGCAAGAACTGCATAAGCCGTCCCATCTTTTCCACCTTATTTGCTACCTCACTACGCTTATCTCGTACAGTCACCTTCACTTCTGCATCAAGAACAGACTGTGTCATGTCAAAGTAATCCTCTTCACCACTGCGAGAAATGAACGTAGGTTCTACATCCTCACTTTGACGCACTATAAATCCTTTAATCTTTACTCGTTTAGCTTCTCCACTCTCATCAATACAATTCATGTATGATCGAGTGATGTCTAGCATAATTTCAGTCAATACTCCCTCGGCTTCTACTTCATTAACATGTTCTACGTACTCGTTATGAGCGTTATAGGACTTTTGTTGTGCTATTACCTGCGTAGCTGTTTGGTCTGCTTCTGGCCCAGTTTCTAGGTTTCTCAGATCTGTTCTACTTGATACAGTTATTTTATTCTGCAATAAGTTCTGCATATTGTAGAAATTCGTAGCTGCGTTTCCTGAGACTATTGGTGTGATTGCATCCGCAACCTTGCCTGATAAATTACCACCAGCAGTCCACACTCCGCCAGGTTGTACAACGTGTATACGTGGATTAAATCCAAAATCACCACTTACTGCCAATACTGGTTGTAGTGTAAGCTTAATATTCATCAGCTCTAAGTTGAGCAAAGTATCTTCCATGTAGATGTAAGGAGCTAAAACCTCACCTATACTCTTTCCCCATGGGCTGTCCTGTCGTGGTTCAAACTGGTACTGAATCACTGGGATACGATCTGTTCCTCTGTCTACAGTTAGCGTTCCTTCATAAATACATGTAAGGTTGGCCACAAGGTAATACATGTTATTTTCTTGGTTCATGTACTCATACACCCAAACACCTAATGCCTCAGACTTCTCAGTTGTTTCTTTGTAATTGAATGTGTAATAGTTAGTTCCTAGTACGTCGTTAAAGAAGTTTACCGGTTTTACTTTATCAAGATTCTTTGTGCCTTTGATAGAGGAGAAGTAGGACTGAAATGTATCATAGTCAAACCATCGTTTATTCACACAGTCTCGTGCTTGCTCTAGTCTAAGAGCATCATGCAATTGGTAACATGATTCATCCATGAAGAACCGTCTTGGATCGATACGTTGTGTAGCTATATCATCAAACACCTTTACTTTCTCACCGTTTAACGTCTTTACCATATCATGGTACATCACTGAACGGAATCCATTCCCCCACTGGAACATGTCATAGGTACACTGTCGCTTTACTTTCTTCTCATGAATGGAATCTTTAATACCATCTAGATATGCTTTCAATGCTATCGCGCCGTATTTATATTGTTTCTTTGCTGCCTCTAGTTCTGCCTCCGGCGGGTTCTTCATAAATATATCTATCAATGAATTCACCGTGTCACGTAATGTATTAGTACGAATCGGAGTACTGTAATAGTCCGCATACATGAGCCAGTTTGTCGGTTCATCCATTAATTCCCACACTGCCTCAAGACGTTGTGAGTAATCAATTTTACTTGTGACCATCTTTGTATACCGCTGTTGTACAAATGTGGCTGTGTTGTCTAAATCCTTTGCTTTCTGTGCTAACGAGAAGTTTTCTGCCATGGGTCTAGCTGTGAAGAAGTAGAATCGGGAGAGGCAAACAGCGCATCTAATTCTTCGTCAGCCGTCTTCTCTCTGATTACTTTCGGTGTACCATGAAGGACGTTGTACGTAAATACTTCTTTTTGTGGGATGATATGTTTATGGGTAGCAATGAGATAACGAAGGGCGTCGACTATGTGGTCATCTCCAGTAGTATCAAGGTCTTCCATATGCCCGTTTCTTTCATCGTAGACTTGTATAGGGATAGTACGAACAAGGTCTTTACACGTTGAAAATATCTTTATCTTTTTTACTTTGAGAGACTGCTTAATAATAGTCCATCCTATTACACGATCATTCATCGCAGGTTTAACCACAAGACGCTGTATATTCTCTCCAGTTCCCACAGGCAACGTCATTCTATCCGCACCGGACGTAGGCGAATCTTTCTTAGCCCATATACTAGGATCAGCAAATATTCTATCTGGTATTTCTATACTCATAATCTTATCTCGAAGTTCTTCATAGGTTAATCCGTTCTGGTATAGTTCTCGATAAATATACCACGTCTCATCATGATACTTTCCCCAAACTACTGCACTAGGGGCGTTATACCCATAGTCTAGACCGCAGTACGTAGGCAGAGAATCAAACCACGCTTTGTCTTCTGGAGTATTAAACGGTTCTATCACATGAAACTCTCTTCTGAACTCACTAAAGAACTGACCTTTAAATACGTCCCAGTCTCCTTCCATGTAGGCACGCCTCATCTGTTCCGGGAGAGAGTTGAGCTGTTTTGCATAGGAGGCATCAATATGTGAGTTATCAGTATACTTCGCTTGTACAAATTGAAACTCACTAGGGTCTAGTTGTTCATCGGTAAAGTCTTTATCTATCCATAACTTCTTGATCCATCCATGTCCCGGTCCTCCTGGGTTGGTTGCTCCGATGAACTTTGTGTCTGGTATTCCCGGCCATCTCATACGCATCACAAGAAAATCAAACGTCTCTCGTACATTCTTACTTGCTTCATCCACTAGTATTGCAGCAAACTCACTTGAAAGGTATTTACTAGGATCGTCTAGGTTACGAAAAGCTATGACACCACCTCCATACTCTGGATTGAGTCTGAACTCGTGAGACTGTTTATTCAGTATGCCAAGGTAAGACGGGAACTCGTAAGGAATCTTAGAAAGTTGTCGTTCGTTAAGTGCTGGGTAGTCTTCACAAAATAAACCTACACGGACACCCGTAAGGTTATACTTGGCACAGTAGTACATAACTAGGTAGAGGGCAGCCCACCGTAGGAAATAACTCTTCCCTCCGGATGCAGCACCACCGTAGAGTAAGTACTTACACAGCATCATTATATCAAGCGCCTGTTTCTGTTTAGGAAGAAGGTTGGCTAGTTGGCTGAATGAAATGTCCTGCATCAAGTGATATATGAATAGGTGGTTTATCTCCAAAGTCTATTTCTGTTTTCTCTATGTATCCACGTTTCTTTCCACGACACTTAAGAAAGAAAATAGTACTTGTAGGCACGTTGTCGTCAATTTGCTTATAGAGTTTACTCTCAGCAAAGTCTAATGCTATCTCAGAGCAATCATCACACTCTCGTTTGAAGTCTTCATCTGTCTTATACCATGCATAGTAGGTACTACGATCTATATCTACTATCTTACATGCTTGTGTCACTACGCCAAGGCTCTTGCGCATTGCTTCTATTACGGCTTTTTTGAGTACAGTAGTGCGTTCTTGCTCGTCCTTTTCTTGTTGTTGGATTATGTTGGAATCGTCCATGGTTCTCCGTTTCGTTTAATAAGTAAAGAAGGGTCTAGTTTTCTCATACGGTCTACTATTACTTGGCAGTACTTCGGGTCTAGTTCCATACCGTAGCATTTACGGTTGAGTTGGTGAGCGGCTACCATTGTTGAGCCTGAGCCTAGGAAGAAGTCAACAATGAGGCTTCCAGTATTGGAACTTATTTTCATCTCATTGCATAACAGTGCAATAGGTTTCATTGTAGGGTGTAGACCAGTCTCCCTCCCCTGTTCAATGAGGCGAGAGTAGTTTACGTCTTTAAGCCCATTATTCCAAATCGCATTCTTGCGGAATAACAGTAAGTACTCTATGTCTGGTCTGTGGCTATCCCCTATCGGAATTGCATTTGGCTTCTTCCATACAAGTACATTAAAAGAATACTTACTATCACGAGCCCACACAAGATAGTCGGGAAGTAATTCCTTATTACAAAAAACGTAGGCATTCAATTTATTCTTTTCAAATACCAGTGGAAGAATATTTAAAAACATCATGGGTTCAAAGTCCGCTATAAACTCTATCGATTTCCCCTGCTTACGTAGTGCTGGACCAAGTTCTCCCTTGCATCCTCCTTCTGTATCTATTTTATATGGAGGATCTGTTAAAACCATATCCGCTTTCTCCCCACTCATCACCTTTTCCACCTGGTCAATCTGTGTACTATCACCACATAATAATCTATGTGGTCCAATCTCTATCAAATCACCCAGTACAATATCCGTCTTGATAGTGTCTTCGTCCGGTACTTCAAAATCATCTTCCTGTACTTCAGGATCCACTACTTCTAGTGCAGGTATATCAAGTCCCCATTCAACTAACTTATTTGCATCCCATTCGTTTCCTAAAATATCCCAGTCCCATTCTCCGTTACTTACGTTGTCACGAATAATAATCTCTTGTTCTTGTTCCTCTGTGAGTCCTTCCATGATTACAGTAGGGACTTCCTTCCATCCGAGGTCTTTCGCTGCCCTGTAACGTGTGTTTCCTGCAATAATAATATTCTCTCCGGTACGATTTGAGACAATAACAGGACGTGCTTCAAATACATCTTTACCTCTTGTACTAGCAAGTGATTCTTTCAGTATCTTGTATTTATCATCCTTCACAATTCTTGGATTGCTTGGATTGACGAGCAGTTCACCTACTTTTGTATAATTCATAGAAAATAGTATTCGTTTTGATTAACATTTCTTACCGCCTTTCTTCTTTGGTTTCATTGCTTTTAGTAACAATAAATAGTGATTGTAGTGTCTCTAGTATATACCTATGATATGTATTGTCTATGTTTCATAATAAATACACTTCAATTCGTGGGTGTTCTTTATCAACATAAAATTCATCTTGAAATGAAGTAACTTGTTTCATTCCGTCTGTGTTAATTAGTCCAGCACTCACCATCCCATCTAATATAAATTTCTTAGCAAACGCTACATTGTCCGGGTCTTTCTTCTTATCCTTCACAAACCATCTGATAAATAACTTAAATTCACATGATACTTTTGCATGTTTGCATTGATTTTTTACCTCCCATACTATGCGTTCTGTTTCTGTTTTCTTAATCTTAGCACCATTAAACTTATTACCACGCTCTGCATTAATATAGGTATTTAAATCAGTTAATTCTCCGTCTAGTAAAAACTTTGCGAGTATTTCGTTCATGGGAGTTTATCTTTTATAGTATTGATAATCCGTTCCATTTGACTTCTATAGTATACTTCAAAAGTCTCAGATTTACTAGTGTTTAATTCCCAATGTTTGAAAATTACAGCACGCAATCTTTGCGCCGGACTCTTGTTGTCTTCCTCATTCGCTGTAATCTCTGGAATAAGCACACCCTCCTCACCGTTTTTATATGCAGTGAGGAGCATAAGCATATCCATTGGTTCCATTTCCCTACAATCCAAGGTGATACGTAGGCATTTATCTGCTAATGTCTTTATTCCCTGTATAGTTGCAGATGATAAATCAATCATAGTTCTCTAGTGGTAAACAATTTCAACTACTTCATGCTCTTGAAACGATACTGTCCGCTTTATTATTTCAAGAATATGGTTGAGTGATTGAGAATTAAAATTATTAAGCGGATCACGTCTCTGCATTGCGCACCATTCTTTAGTTAGTGGATTCATATCAATGAGCCAGTCGGCATATTCTCCGCACTCGTGACCTTCGCACAAATAAAGTGTATGCGGGTCTACTTGTGTTATATGAAGTAACATAGATTATGGTTTAGGAGGAAATAAAACAGTTTTCATACATTCCATCATAATTTCCGAAAGAGACGTATTTTTCTTGCGTGCTTCTTCTGCTACTCGTTTGTAGACTTCTATAGGAACATTAACTTGAATAGCGTTTACACATTTTGAATCGGGGAACATTTGAGCGAAAGGGTTTGCCATTAGTAATTAAATAGATTAAGGATAACAAACAGAAAGAATGCGATTAGTGCGTAGTATTTCATGGAATGTTTAGTAATAAAAGAATTGTTTTTGCTTGGAGATGTTCTTTTTCCCGTAAAAGGTAGTACCATTTTTGTAGAGTCTGTAACATTCATTCATTTGCCATTTCCAGTCTGTAAAGAATCGTTTGTCTTTGATAATAGTGGGATGATAGTAATCATTTATTCCACAGAATCCCCAGTCTGTTCCTATAGTTCCTTTGATTTTCGGATGTTTCCTTTTGTGTGTCCACTCGCCGTTTTCTGCGTTAAGTAAGTAGGTGAACGTTTCGCCTCCCAACTTGTAGGCGTATGCAACTTTTTTTTGATTGTCAGCTCCAACACTTCTTTTTTTAAGCACTCCACGTCCTGTCGAAGGAGTAGAACCACTATTAAGAAAAAAAGGTTGCTTAGCACTAACAGAGTTAGGATTGTTACGAGTGTTTGCATGTTTTATAAGTAATGGAGTAGTTTTAGCAGGTGATTGCGCTGCTTTTATTTTTTTCCTTCGATAAGATTAGTAATTTCTGTTTCTTTTGCGCTCTGAACACCCCTAGCATCGTTTGCCTTGTTTGTTATCGTTGTAAGAGTGATCTGCTCAGCCTCGACGATTTTAGCGTGTTCCTCGTATTCTTTTTTTAGTTGAAGCAATTCGACATCTTTTTCTGCTTGAATTTGTCGTGCTTCTCTAATTTTTTGTGTTGCTTCTGATTTAGCTTCTGGAAGATGAGAAAATACAAATCCTGCGAGTAGAAACACTACAATTGCAATAGGTGTCCAAATTGCAAGTAGTTTGGCTGTCTGTTTGATTTTTGTTGTGTCCATGTTTTTTATTTGTTATTAGGTAATGAACATACTTAATATATACCAAGATAAATATTTTTGCAACTATTTTCTGAGTTTTTCTTCCATCTGTCTCATTAACTCTTCTCCTTTTTGTAAACCTGCTTTAATTTTTTCCTGTTTCTCCGTATCGGCATCAATACGAAAAATAAGTAATGACCGTTCAAAATTTGGGTTATATGCTATATATAGACAATAACTTCGTCCTGTTACTAACATATTCATTTGCATTTGCCATTCATATTTTGAATCAATTTCAGAGATACTATTAAGAAGAAACTTGAGGTGAACCACATCAGAATGGCATTTGATTTCCACAATACCATCGTCATCAAGTAGTCCATCAGGGGAGCATCCCGCAACATTGTTATATTCAACAAATCCTACTTGCTCAACTGTCTTACCTGTCTCTAGTTCAAACAATGATCGTGCCTCGTGTTCTAATTCTATCCCTCTTTCTGTGTGTTCATTTGTAAAATGTTCTTTTTGTGCGGATGAATATTTTTCGGAAAGAATTTCATAAATATATGTATCTAGTCCTTTCCCCTGTGCTGCTATTGATTGCGCATGAGACCCGCTCATTTTACCTTTTCTGATTGCAAACCATTCCGGGGATCCTTGTGTCATAGTATGGATTTTCATTATTCTTGAGTAAGTGTTAAAAATGCTTTTCGAGATGTGACTAACTTGGCAAATTCTTTCCCTTTCCCTTTATTCGCTTCCCAGTACTCTTTGAGTTTTTCTATTGTATCAATTTCTTCTATTTCTTGTTTCCATTGCAGCTCAATATTTAACGGTTGTTCTAAATCGTTTTGCATATTATCTTGCTCTTCAATAGTCGTAAACACGTCTCGGAAATGTTGAGAACATGCTTTTTTTATAAGAGTTTTCAAATACATTTCTCTTGTCCAGTGTTGCCAAATAGTGTCGGTTTTTGCGACAAGTCTATGTTTTTCAATTTCTTCTGTAGAAAGCGTAGTAAGAAATTCCCCTCGCTTGTTTTTAATGACACAATACCCACCTAGTATTTGGTTACTTTTTTGTTTAAACGGGTTTGCAATTGTGTGTGAGTACGTTACTTTCCCGCTATCTTTCTGAAACGAAAACTCATCACCGTCATATACAAGAGAGACATCTACCATGCTCTCAGGGTATGCAAGTAACATCTTGTTTTTGTAGGCAATATATGAATAACTTATTCCTGTTTTTTGGACGGTAATATTTTTGCCATCTAACACAAGTCCATCATTGGCAACTATACGGAAGTATTCAGCAAATTTTTCGTCGGAACATTTAACAGCCCATTCGTTTTTTAGCACCCAATTGTTGCCTTCTTTTTTTTTCTCAGTACGTAACTGAGCAACATAAGAACAGTATTTTTCGACGTCTGTTTGATTAAAGTCTTGTAGTAGTTGTTTCATATTATTTATCTTGGTTAAAAGCCTCTGCAATTTCGTCAGGCTCAAATACATCTGCAGTATTTTCTACTACTTTCTCTTCTCTCTCTTTTATCTCAAGGAAAATAAGATATGCGAGTTGTTTAAGAAGCCCATCTGGTATTTCATCAAGATTAGCTGCGACCTCTTCGACTTGTTCTAAAAACTGCGTGAATGATTTTGTGTTCATGTTGTATTAGTTAGTGATTAAGAACATCACTATACTACTCTTTGTATATACCAACGTCAATACATTATTCAATTATCTTTCCGCACCACTTACAAAGCGACCTATTAGCCCATACCATAAAAGGATGGTTACACACACTCTTTGTTGAGAAATTATTTGTGGTCACTTTTAACAGTTATTACAGGTACTTTTTCATGTTCTGGAAAGTTTTTTTTACGTAAGTCCATCTCTTCTACCTTCACCACATACATTTTATTGTCGACCCTTATAATACCTCCTTTATAGTTTA